TTATACTATTTTAAAAGAAGAGGTTATAGAGGTTTTTCTATAAATAGACCAGATAAAGTATTTGCTAAATTATCAACTACTGAAAAAGAAATAGGTGGTATACCAAACTCTAGTGAAGATATTAAACAAGCTCATGCAGCTGCAATTGAATCTTATATAAACGATTACGTTGGTGCAACAGAAAGAGGTTATGGAAATATGTTTTTTCAAAAAACCTTAGAAGAGTGGGCTAAGTTTGATATTAATAATAGAACAAAGTTTGATGCAACTATAAGTTCTGGATTAGCTATAATGGCTTGTAATAAAAATAAGTATACACCAGTATACAAGCAAAATAAAAAACCTGTTAACGTTTCTTTTGGTAGATACGATAATAATGGATTTACTTCAAAAATAATACGATAAATGATTTACAAAAACGTAAATAGTACATTCCCAAGTCAGGTTGTATCTGACGCAGAGAAACAAAGCTTGGACTACGGATATGAAGTTGGGAGAGCTATAGAGAACGAATGGTTCCGTGGAGACAGAGGTGTTGGTGCTGGTGGTAGATTTGGTAATAATTGGCAAAACTTTCATAGATTACGTCTTTACGCTAGAGGAGAACAGTCTGTTCAAAAATATAAAGATGAAATGTCTATTAATGGTGATTTATCTTATTTAAACTTAGACTGGCAACCTGTTGCTGTTTTATCTAAGTTTGTTGATATTGTAGTTAACGGTATGACTGATAAAGGTTATAAAATAAAATCTTTTGCTACAGATCCATACGCTTTAAAACATAGAACTGATTATACTAAAGGCGTTATAAGAGATATGAACGCTAAGCCTTTATTAGAAGATATTAAAAACAAGCTTGGTACTGATTTATTTTCAACTAACGATCCATCTAACTTACCTGAATCAAGAGAAGAGTTAGATCTTTTTATACAGTTAAACTACAAGCAAGCTATAGAAATAGCTGAAGAAGAAGTAATAGATAATATATTAGAGTTTAATAAATACGAAGAAATTAAGAAAAGAGTTGCACAAGATTTAACTATATTAGGTATTGGTGCTACTAAAACTAATTTTAATTTATCTGAAGGTGTTACAATTGATTATGTTGATCCTGCTAACTTAGTTTATTCTTATACTGAAGACCCAAATTTTGATGACATATATTATGTTGGAGAAGTTAAAGGTATTTCGCTACAAGAATTAAAGAAAGAGTTTTCTGATTTAACAGATTCTGACTTAGAAGAAATACAAAAACAACCTGGAAATAATAATTTCACTAGACAATATAATGGTCAAGATGATAATTACGACACTGTCCAGGTTTTATACTTTGAATATAAAACTTATTCTAATCAAGTATTTAAAATAAAGAAAACTGATCAAGGTTTAGAAAAAGCTCTTGAAAAACCAGATACATTTAACCCACCAGAAAGTGATAACTTTGAAAGAGTTTCAAGATCAATAGAGGTTTTATATAGTGGTGCTAAGATCTTAGGTAGTAATAAAATGCTTAAATGGGAACTAGCTGAGAATATGACTAGACCATATAGCGATCAAACTAGAGTTGAAATGAATTACTCAATTTCAGCACCTAGAATGTACAAAGGTAAAATAGATAGTATTGTAAGTAAATGTATTGGCTTTGCTGATATGATTCAAATAACTCATTTAAAAATACAACAAGTACTTTCTAAAATGGTACCTGATGGTGTTTTTGTTGACGTTGATGGTTTAGCTGAAGTTGATTTAGGTAATGGTACTAATTATAATCCGCAAGAAGCTTTAAATATGTACTTCCAAACTGGTAGTATTATAGGTAGATCTTTAACTCAGGACGGTGATCCAAACAGAGGTAAAGTACCTATTCAAGAATTAAACTCTTCGTCTGGTATAAACAAAATACAAGCACTAACTCAAACTTATCAGTATTATTTACAAATGATAAGAGATGTAACAGGTTTAAACGAAGCTAGAGATGGTAGTATGCCAGCTAAAGATTCTCTTGTAGGTTTACAAAAACTAGCAGCAGCTAATTCTAATGTAGCTACAAAACACGTGTTACAGTCGTTAATGTATATAACAGTTAGAACATGTGAAAATATAAGCTTAAGAGTAGCGGATATGTTAAACTTTCCTCTTACTAAAAATGCTTTAATGAATTCTATAAACTCTATAAACGTAGCAACTCTTGAAGAAATAGATAAACTCAACATGCATGAGTTTGGTATATTTTTAGAATTAGAACCTGAAGAAGAAGAAAAAGCTAACTTAGAGAAAAATATTCAAATAGCTTTACAGACTCAAAGTATAAACTTAAGCGATGCTATTGACATTAGACAGATTAGAAACTTAAAACTTGCTAATCAGTTTTTAAAGAATAGACAAAAATTAAAAAGAGATCAAGAACAACAAGCTCAACAAGCTAATATTCAAGCACAAGCTCAAGCGAATGCTGAAACTGCAGAAAAAGCTGCTATGGCTGAAATGCAAAAGCAACAAGCTTTAGCTCAAACAGAGTTACAAATAGAGCAAGGTAAATCTCAATTTAAGATACAGCAAATGCAACAAGAAGCTGAAATCAAAAAACAATTGATGGCTGAAGAGTTTAATTACAAAATGCAATTAGCTCAAGTACATGCAAATGCAGAGAAAAATAAAGAAAAAGAAATTGAAGACAGAAAAGACGAAAGAACTAGAATACAAGCTACTCAACAGTCTGAACTGATAAGTCAAAGACAAAACGATTCATTACCAAAAGACTTTGAGTCTGCAGGTATGGACAATCTAGGAGGTTTCGGCTTAGAGCAGTTTGATCCTAGATAAAAGTTTATTAACTATTTAATTATATTATATTATGTCAGAAGTAAAACAAGAAGGTGATTTCAAAATGAAATCTAAACCTAAACCAAAAAGACCTAAGAATTTAGGTAAAAAAAATGAAATAACAAAAGTGGATTTATCTAAGCCTTCAGAAGAAAGTCAAGGCGAAGTTATACCAGATGTTACAAAAGTAGAAATTAAAGAACCAGTTGCTGAAGATACTACTAAAGAAGTTGTTGAACAAATAGTAGAAGAAGTTGAACAAACTGATTCTGTTATTGAAGAAATAACTGAAGAAGAAATAGTAGAGGTTACTAAAGCTGTAGAGCAAGAGGTTGCTGAAGCTGTTAGAGATGAAAAGGTTTTAGGTAAACAACTACCAGAAAACATCGAAAAATTAGTTTCATTTATGGAAGAAACAGGTGGCACGATCAACGACTACGTTAGATTAAACACTGATTATTCTACTATTGATGAAAAAACATTACTAAGAGAATATTATAAAAAATCAAAACCTTATTTAGATAAAGATGATTTAGACTTGATTATGGAAGATAACTTCAAGTATGATGAAGATTTAGATGAGGAAAAAGATATTCGCAGGAAAAAACTTGCGTATAAAGAAGAAGTTGCTAAAGCCAAAAACTTTTTAGAAGAAACCAAGAGTAAATATTACGACGAAATCAAGTTGAGACCCGGCGTAACTCAGGAACAACAAAAAGCAAATGACTTTTTCAACAGATTCAACGAGGATCAAAAGGCTGCAGAAAAAAAGCATAACGATTTCTTACAACGAACTAAAAATTTACTTAACAATGATTTCAAAGGTTTTGACTTCAAAGTTGGTGAGAAAAAATTTAGATACGGAGTAAAAAATGTTAACGAGGTTGCTGAAGCACAATCTGATATTTCAAACTTTATAGGGAAGTTCCTAGATAAAGAAGGTAACATATCGGACGCTAAAGGTTATCACAAAGCTCTGTACGCTGCTAGGAACGCTGATACTATAGCGCAACACTTTTATGAGCAAGGTAAAGCTGACGCTGTAAAAAATGTTGTGGCAAAATCTAAAAACATTAAAACTGACCCAAGACAAACGTCTAGTGGTAGTGTTTTTGTAAATGGATTAAAAGTTAAGTCGATTAGTGGAGCAGATTCCTCAAAACTAAAAATTAAAAAAAGAACTTTTAACTAAAAAAAATTAAAATTATGGCATTAAGTCCAACATTCGGTTCAATTAAGCCGAGTCAAAAACAACAA